GGTGTCAACCAATACATTGATGACGGTATCTTTCTTGATACGATTGCGAGTTGCAACAGTGGCTTCTTTTTCCATAATGGTTTCCTTTAAGATGAAATGAAAATAACTTACTTTGTGTAATGTCAATGGTCAGTGCTGCTAATTGTATCACGTTTAATGTAGTCACGCACAGCATTCAGCAACTTTTGTTGCGTCTTATCTTTGCGCTTTACAGCAGACATGATAGCTTCGTCAATGGTGTCAGCAGCCACGATGTGGTGCACCATCACGTTGTTTTTCTGCCCTTGTCTCCAGATCCGGCGGATAAACTGCTCGTAGACCTCTAAAGACCAAGTCAGAGAATACCAAATGACTGCATGGCCGGCGCCTTGTAGATTTAGACCGTGGCCTGCAGACATAGGGTGCGCTAGCAATACAGGTACTTGGCCTGTATTCCAGTCCATAATGATTTTGTCCAGCCTAGAGCCTACTACACCTGAGCCAATTACCGGTGCATGCGGGAAAGCTTTTTTGAGCCGTTCAAGGTCATGCTGAAAGTGGTAGCCAATGATGCAAGGCTGACCTGACAACTCTTCGACCAACTCGGCCACAGCATCAGTCTTGGCATCATGTATATGCAGCGTATGCCGGCCTTCGCCATCAAGATACGACCCTCCATTGGCAATCTGTTGGCCCTTCATCACTGCCACAGCAGCATTGGCTGCAGTGACCTCGCCACCATCAAGCTTGACGGTCAGGTCTGCCTCAAAAGAATCGTACATTTTACGTGCATTAGGCGGAAGTTCGATTCTGATAGTGTTGTAGGCCAGATCAGGCAAGTCAAGGTGATCGAGAGCTGCCATCCGCAACACTTTATCGTGAAGCTTCGCTTGGATTCGTTGTTCGCCATCTGACTTCAACTTCCATTCAAAACCATTGAAACCTGACGGATAGAAGTACTCATCGCGAAACCGTGATACGTAGGGCCCAAACGTGGCCCCCTGGTCAATGATTAGCTGTGGCCCAAATATATCCAATAGGCTATTGGGCGCGGGTGAACCAGTGAGGCCCCAGCGTCGGTTGAACTTATTAAGCATTGTCTTCAATGTCTTGAAGCGTTGTGACTGAGTATTTTTCAAATACGAAATCTCATCCACTACAAGAATGTCAAATGGCCATGGCGCGCCATTCAGCTTATGCCCCAACCAGCCTAGGCCTTCAAAGTTGATGACGTAGATGTCATGGTTGGCAGCCAGCACTTTATCTTTTTTGCCACCATGCAGCACACCAACTGAGTAATGCGCAAACTGCTCCCACTTACGTGTCTCATTAGGCCACACTGCATGCACAGGCCGCAATGGCGCAACAACCAACATTTTGCTGCCCATCTCTGCAAGCCTTAGCGTACGAAACGCTGACAGTACAATGGCCGTTTTACCTAGGCCCGGGTCCAACCACAGCTGGCCTGAGCCACGCTCAACCAAAAACTTTACAGCTTCTTTTTGATACTCATGAGGTTCCCAAAACACTATCAATCCCTTCTTTTGAGTTGATCACAAAGACTTTGTGGCCACGAATTTGCAATTGCTCATGCACTTTTGCTTGCATAGGGGAGACCTCACCACCGGGGCGTTTGAGTTCCACCCACAACACTTCACCATTTTCAAGAGGCACAATGCGATCAGGCCATCCACGTGCAAAGCGTACGTTCAGCTTCAGCGACATGATGCCATGCTTTTTGCATTGCTTTGTGAAGTACGCCTCAAGGTCACGCTCAAGGATAATGCGTGTCACCATTTGCAAGGCCCGCCATTATCTTTTCTGAAGTGGCACCATTTGCAACCATATTCTGGCCGTGGCGCAAAGATGGTGTCTTTTTCAATTCGATAAATGCGATTGTCAATCCATAATTTCAAACTAGGAAACTCTTTGCGTGTGATGGCATCATACGATTGCGTCTTTTTGAGGTCCACGTATATGATGTCAAGATTGACCGTCTCAACCGCAGGATACGCTGCAAACACCAATGCTGCGTAAAGCTTCAGTTGCTCTTCATAGTAGCGTTCTTTGCCAGTCTTCCAATCCGCAATGTATGCTGTGGTGCCATCAATTGTGAAAATATCGATGATGCCTCTAAGCCATGCATCTGGGTCAGAAAAGCTGCAAGGCGACCAATCGCGCTTGATACCAAGCTCAAGTTCAGGCTGCACTTTTTTGGATTTCAATGTCTCAATGTAATCATGCCAATATGTCAATTCAGGTGAAAGAAGCGTAAGGCCTATAAGTGACTGCTCAAGCTCAGCATGGATTTGCTTGCCGCGCTCAGCAGCATCACCTGATGGCTCTTTGAGATGCATGATGCGTATGAATTTGTATTTTGCAGGACACTGCTCATAGAGCTTTATACTTGAATGTGAAAGACTCATTTTGTCTCCTGATAGTTGTTGCCGACCTTGTAATCACTAACCATTGGTACGTCCATAGCCAAAGCATTGCACATGGACCACACTAAGCATTCTGCCTCACGCTCAATGGCATCAACTGGTGCGGAGATGACCAATTCATCATGCACACTGAGTAGCAACCGGCTGCCTTGTCGTTTCTTTTGGTACAACAGCATTGCTGCCTTGGCCTGATCAGCCGCAGAGCCTTGAATCAACAAGTTAACGCCCTTGTAATCAAACTCACGGCGACGACCATTGATGACCTTAGGCGGCTCCATTTTGACCAGCCGGCCACCTACAGTTTTAAGTGGCTGCCCCAGCTTGTAGCGTTGCCGCATGGTTGCTTGCATGTCTTTGAGACCCGGTGCCACAGCCGTTGTGTATGCATCCATGAGTGTTTTGGCCATCTCAAAATCTACGCCTAACATGTCTGCAATCTTGGTGGGGCCTGCCCCATACAGAATCGCAAAAGACACGCCTTTTGAATAAGTCCTTGACACCTCACGGCCACTGGCCTCAGTCATCATCTTGGCTGCGTAAGTATGCAGGTCAGCACGAGCATCTGCTTGATACTGCTTCATCAGGTTGCCACCTTCAAAGTGGGCAAAGATCCTGAGCTCCTGTGCGTTGAAGTCGCATGCCACCAGCTTATGGCCTTCATCTGCCAAAATGAAGCTACGAATCAGTGGCAAGGGGGACACCAAAAGCTCTGGTGGTATATCCACCTTTGGGTAGCGAATGGGGGCATTCTGGAAGTTCGGAGTGCTACTGAGCCTGCCTGTCCGTGTGCCGCCCCGCTCACCTCTGACGCTATTCCAATTAGTGTAGATGCGACCGGTGGTTGCAGATGCTTCCAGCCATGAATCGATGAACGTGGACAGGCAGGTTGACAAGTTGGCGCGGTACCTAAGGACATCCTTGAGATGGGGATGCGTTAGCATCTCCTTGAAGGCTTCCGTAGTGGCTTGTAGCTGGCCTTTGTCGGTTGTAGGCCAGACTTTATTTTTGTCCCAGAACTCAGATTGATAAATACTTTCGACCAGCTGTTGGTCACTATCAACATTCAATTCAGGAGACCCCAACAATGAACGAACCCAAACATTACATGCCTCAATGTCTTTTACTGCTTGTGCTTGTGCAGCAAGTAAGCCTTCACGATCTACACGTACACCTAGACTTGAGTTCTCAAGTAGCATCGGTATCAGTTCAATCTCACGTTGGTAAGCAACAAGTTGATCAGGCAAAACCTTCTCAGCCAAGAAGTCGTAAAGCTGCGAAGTAAGCCGGACATCAGCCTTGGCGTAGCGGCCTACCAGCTCTGTGGGACCTTTACAAATATAGGCACCCCAGGTGGATTTCTTTTTCTTGGCCTCAGGCACATTCTCAATGATCCATGCCTTAAGCTCATCACGCTCTTCAGGCTCAGCAATGCCCCATTCAACAACCAAGTCTTTTAGGGAAAGAGACCTAACATGTGGATCAAAAAGAAAAGCAAGAATAAGGGTATCATGCACACGCCGATGATCAGGCATAGATAGCCCAAAATGAACGTCAATGACATCAACATCGAACATAGCGTTATGAAAGCACATATCACGCCTACCAGCGTAGATCTTAGAAAGTAAAGCATGCACTTCATCCTTTGTGCTGTTGTTGTTATGCAAATGGTCAAAAGCGTAGTACCCATCAGGCACCTCGCCTTCGGGGTCAAAGACAGCAAGGCCTACCGGTTTTGGCGGGTACTTAGGCCTTGCTTCAATGCCTTCAGTTTCAAAGTCAAGAAAGATGGGTTTCATTGCATAAAGTATTTGAGACGTGGGTAGCATTGCACGTCAATGACAATGTCGGACATCAATCCGGAGACAAGGCGTTTTGAGATGATAGGCACAGCACGCATGTTGCTGCCTTCACACTCATGAATTGCGTTGATGACCTCATTACGACTCATTTGCTGAACCCTGGGGTCAACCACCAATGTCACTTCAGGAGGTGAAGGCGGCATAATGGTGTTGCATGCAGCGACAGGTACGACGCATAAAAGACTCATGATCTTTTTCATTGCATGCACCTTGGTCTTTAGAACCGCGTGGACTGCGTTGCAGTTGCTGCAGTCTCAGCCTCACCTTCATCGTGCAAACCTGCGGATTCAATTGCCTTGTTTGCCTCAGCGGTACCACGTACCATCAGAGCCTGCAATACGGCCGCGTCTTCAATGGCCTTGACCATGGTGAAGTTGACCTTGAATTGTGTCTTGGCATCAGGCACAACAGCAATCTCAGTGACAACACCGAGCGTGGGGCGACGCATTGTTGCTGCAATGGTTTGGATGTACGTGGCATAGTTGCGCAAGCTGGTAACAGGCGGGCGCAATGCTGCAACCTCAGCAGCCTCAACTGCCGCAACCGAGCCAATGCTATCTGCGGGGATAACCAGCAGACGGCGGGTTTCACGGCAAGCCTTGCCTTTGCCACCACTAGTGGAGCTACCCCATTCATTCTTGGGGCAACCTTCGCATGTTGCGTTTTCAGGTGCCTCAACCGCGACGGTAGGCCCCATGCCAATTGCACTCACAGCAATTGCAAAGCATTTAGGTGGTGAGGCCTTGGTTGCGTCATACCGCGAGTCGTAGTACAGGCGCTCAATGGGACCGGCAATGATGACGCACTGCAGTTTGTTGTTGGCCACCGGGTTGCCACGGTAAGTGAGCACACCGGACTTTGTGGAGAGAAACGCGGTGCCGAGGGTTGATTGCTCAGCCTTCACATTTTCCAGCGCCATTGCGGCGAGTTGGTCTTCAAAGAGAGCCAATTGGTTCTCAGGGGTAGCTGCAGGGGTCTTAGCCATGATGGGATCCTTTGTATGTAGAAACAAGTTACGAGTTTTTGCGACGGATGGTCACTTCCCAAGAACTGGTCGCAACAGTTCCTGGTATTTCTTTGCCAGCTTCCCACCGTTCGCGGATAGCTGCCGAAGACAATCGTTTGTGGAGCAACTCAAACTCACCGGTTTGCGCCACGTGTTTGTAAAAAGCATCCCAATCAGTGATGGCGGGGTGCGTAACCTTTTTCATGTTGCATGAAGCTTTGTCAGAGGCGGCCTGTGAGATGCCTGCATTGGACATTTGCTCCATGATGTCAGCCTCAATAGCTGCCAGCTTTTCGTTGCATTGCTTGATCTGCTCAGCAAGATCTTCCTTAACGGCTTTGACTTCTACAAAACGGTCGAT